AAAAGACATGGGAGCAACTACGAAATTTTCAGCAACACAATCAGCAGAAGCTATGAACTTTATGGCTATGGCTGGTTGGGATAGCACTCAGATAATAGATGGTCTAGGTGGTGTCATGGATTTAGCTGCTGCAAGTGGTGAAGATTTAGGAAGTGTCAGTGATATTGTTACAGACAGTATGACAGCATTTGGAATGGAAGCAAAAGAAGCAGGAACATTTTCTGATTTATTAGCAACAGCAGCAAGTAGTGCTAACACTACTGTTGGGCAATTAGGAGAATCATTTAAATATGCTGCACCAGTAGCAGGAGCATTAGGATTTTCTGCTAGAGATACATCATTTGCATTAGGTCTTATGGCTAATGCAGGAATTAAAGCATCTCAATCAGGAACATCAATGCGTACCATTATGACTAATTTAGTAAAACCTACAGATGCAAGTGCTAAAGCAATGAAAGAATTAGGTGTAGAAATATTAGACAGTGATGGTAATATGAAATCTCTTGACACCATCATGGGAGATTTAAGAACAGGATTTAGCAAATTAACAAAAGACCAGAAAGCAGCAACTGCTGCATCAATAGCAGGAAAAACAGGAATGTCAGGTTTATTAGCAATTGTAAATACCGCTCCAGAAGCATATGATAAATTGGGAAAAGCATTAGATAATAGTGAAGGTTCTGCAAGAAGAATGGCTGAAACTATGCAAGACAATCTTGCTGGACAAATGACTAAACTAGGCAGTGCAGCAGAAGGTATTGCAATACAATTTGGTGAAATATTAACACCTGTTTTAAGGTTTTTCGTTAGTGGAATTATCATGCCTTTAGTTGATGCATTGGGTAGATTACCACAACCTTTCAAAGCTGTTATAGTTGTAGTTGCTACTTTATTAGCTTCAATTGGACCAATTTTACTAGCTTTAGGTACTTTTGTAACTATACTTGGTACAGTAATTACGGCAGCAGGAGCAATTGTAACTGCGATAGGACTGATAACCCCAGTAATGATAGGGGTAACAGCGGCAATTGTAGCAGTGCTAGCAGTAGGGGCTGCATTTATAGGATTTATAAGTTTGGTAGTAATCAAACTTGGTCTATTTCAGGATGCTATTGCTTCTATAAAAGCATTAATTTCTGGTGACTTTCAAAACATGTTTGATTTATTACATAAAAATTTTGGAATGTCCGCAGAGAAGGCTACAATATTAGCTCGTAAATTTGAAGAAATGGCAGACAAGGCAAAAGTTATTGCAAAAGTTATACAAGACAATTTAAGTATTGCAATGGACGTACTGGGTGAAGCAATTGGTGATTTAATGTCTGGTGGAATGGCTGATTTAAATAAAGGGACACAAGCAAGTAAAGACCTATTCTCTGACATGGTTCAAGGCATAATAAAATGGGGTAGTCAATTAGTTGATTATTTATATAACTTGTTTGACTTATTTGGTTTAATACCAGTTGAAATGAAATTTGCTAATAATAAAGTGGCTGGAGAATATGTAAGACTTCATGCAACAACACAAAGTCATTATAATGATTTAATACGTATGCAATTAATGTTTAATGGTGAATTAACAGAAGCAAATCTTAAAGCATATCAAGACAAATTAATAGACACTCAAGTTGCTATGGACGGAGAATTAAATTTAGTACTAAGTGAAATGGCAAAGAGAAAAGAAGCTGAAACAACAGCTTTAAAAGACCTTTTTGCAAATAGTCAAGTATTAACTGAAGAAGCAGAAACAGCAAAATTAGAAAGTTTAAAAGAATATTATGGCAGAGAAGAAACAGATTTAAAAAATAATTATACAAGACAAAAAGAGATAATGGAAACTGCTTTTGAAGAAAAAAGAGGTTTGACTGAACAGGAAAATCAAGAATTGACATTTTTACGAGAAGCAGCAGGAGCAAGAACATTACAATATATAACTACAAACAGCTTAGAACAACGAAGAATATTAGAAGAGTCAAAAAATCTTGTTCATGACATCAGTAAAGAACAAGCATTGAATACAATAACACAAGCCAATAAAGCTTATGATGCAGTAGTTAAAAAAGCAGAAGAACAAAAAAATAAAAAAATTGAAACTGCAATAATTCAAAGAGATGAAGTTGGTACTCTTTCAAAAGAAGAAGCAGAGAATGTTATAAAAGAAGCAAACTGGCAATATACAATGTCAACAGGTTTAGCTGAAGATACTAAGGACGAAACAATCCTTTCAGCAGAACAGAAATATGAAGGTGTCCTTACTGCTGCTGAAAAAGAGAAACGTGATGTAGAAACACAAGCAGATAAAATTAAAAAAATATTAATAAGAATTTGGAATGATATAAAAAAAAAAATACCTAAAATTGTTGATGACCTTGGTAAAGAAATAGTTAAATACCTCAAGAAACATAAAAAACCAATTGAAACCGCTGCATATAAAATTGGTTCAGACATGGTGCAGAAAATTATAGACGGAATTGGTTCTAAAATGAAAGCACTTGGAAGAGCTGTTGCAAATGCTTTAACATTTGGAACAATAGACTACCTTGAAGCAGACACATATATACCACCTAACACTACACTAGCACCACAAGTTCTGCCTTGGAACGCAAGGGCATCAGGTGAAATGAATTATGCTGGTGGTATGACGCTTGTAGGAGAAGAAGGTCCCGAATTGTTAAATTTACCCAAAGGAACAGACATTTATAGTAATCCTGCCACAAGAGGAATGTTAAACAATATGAAACCTAATATGGGAGCAGGTGGAAATGCTGAATCAGTAAATCTCTATGGCAACATAGTAATTGATGCTCACAATGTACAAGACTTTACAGATGTCGTTTCTTTATTAAAAAATGTTAAACGTCATAGTAGTATGAGATAAGAAATAATATAAGAAAGGACGGTGATAAGTATGCCATGGGTTGTTAGCTATCCAGTAGCAGGAGCAGGTTCAGTTACAGTAAGTAAAAGTTCTTACAATCAACATACGGCAAAGATAACTTTACCTGTAGCATGTTCAGTAACAGAGTTGAAAATGAAAGTAGGTAGATGGTATAATGCGGCTGATAATGTTACTGCACGATTAGTTATATGGAATGTTTATGGTGAAATGATACAACAAACAGAAACTTTTAATTTGGAAGAGACATATTTATCAGGTTTTGTTCCTCTGGCAACTAAATCTATTACTCCAGTTATATTGCCAGCAGGAGATTATTGGGTAGGAGTATATAGAACACCATTAAAACCACACCAAGCTAGTGTTAGATATGTCCAATCCGGAGATGATAGCTATACTCTAGTAAATAGTGCAAATTTTCCAGCAGTGGCATCTATGTCTGGTGCTAGTAGTGTGATAGACAACGAAGTTTATGTTGGTGCTTTTTATATAGGAACTCCCTCACCAATAGATACAGCAGTTGTAACAAGAGTATCTGATACACAGCAAAACTTAACTTGGAATAATAATGCTACAGATGATGCACCTTATACAGCAATATATATTGAAAGATATGACAATTTAACAGGTAATTATTATACCATAGCTACTCTTAGTGATACAGCAACAAGCTATAGTGACACAACTACAAGTGCAAATAGATTATATATTTATCGAATTAGAGCAGGAAATGATTATGCTTATAGTACTTATGTTGTTACTAATAATATCAATACAACACCAGCAGTACCAACAAGCGTTACGGCTATAAGAATTAGTGGAACTGTTCAACTTACATGGGTTGATAATGCAACAAATGAGGATAACTATGAACTTGCACGAAGAGAATCTTTAGATACTGGTGCAACATGGGAAGCATGGGATTATACAACGTTACCAGACCAAGCAGCAGGAACTACAAGCTATACTGATGTAGCACCATATGCTTATGGACAATATAAAGTAAGAGCAATAGAAACAGATGATAGCTTAAATAGTGCATGGGTTGAAAGTAATGAAGTTATCGAAATTACACCTCCAGACGCACCGACAGGGTTAGCACCTGATGCATTGACATTAGATGCAGACAATGCTTATACTTTTTCATGGAATCATAATGATGTTGATGGAACTGCACAAACAAAATTTTCATTACAATATAGGATTGTAGGAGGGTCATTCTCTGCTACTCCTTTATATGATGAAGAAGTAAGTGTTATTGAATCTGTAACAATACCAGCTTCAACATTTACAAATGACAATGATTATGAATGGCAAATAAAAACATGGGGTGAGCATGCAGATGCTTCTAGTTATTCTGATATAGCAACGTTTAATACAACTACATCTCCAATAAGTACTATAACAGACCCTACGATAAGTATTGATTATGCATACAGTGAATTAACGGTCGAATGGACATATACACAAGCAGAATCACATAATCAAGTACAATACTTATGCAAGCTATATGATGAAAACAATCTATTACTAGAAAGTAAACAAGTATCGAGTGTTGTTGTAACAGGAATAGCAGATAGTTGTACATTTACTTATGCATTATCAAATGAAACTGATTATAAAGTCACTTTGCAAGTGCAAGAATCAGACGAATTATGGAGTACGGAAACTGAAGTTGAATTCACATCAGGGTTTTTAGAACCAATGACACCAACAATAACACTAGATGTAGATAGAGAAACAGGAAGTATAGATATAACAATAGTTAATCCAGCCGTTGTAACAGATTATGATAAGATATCAACACAAGATAGTTATGTTGATAGTGATAATCCTGCTGTTAATTATGACGCTACAGGTGAATTAGTTGTTGAAGACGATACTTTAGATGGGACAACAATAAAGAATATACTTCTTGATTTTGATGTATCATTTTTTGTTGGTCAAACTATTGCAAGTGCTAGTTTACAATTATCTAGGAAAACAGCCTTATCTTCAGATATAGTATCAAAAATTAATTATATTTCAAGTTCATGGGATGAAACAACAGTAACTTATGCAGCAACTCCAACATATGATGCAACAGATTATGGAGACCATGCCCATACTGATACAGGAGATATTGAAACATGGAATTTAAAAACATTCATGGAGAATATAGCAGACGGAACTATAACAGATTATGAAGGATTAGCAATTGTTTCAGCAACACCAACAATATCAGCAACACCACTAATGGATATCTTTTATGATAATACAGTTGCAGGATTTGAACCAACATTAAGTATTGAGATTGCTCCATTAAATGCTGAAACAAATTCTAATAAAATATATCGAAGTATTAATAATGGTGATTGGGTGTTAGTTCAATCAGACATTACACCAAATACAACTATTACTGATTATATTCCTACTGTTGGAGGTAATAACAATTATTATTGTCAAGCAGTAAGTATAACCCCTTCTATAAAAAATAGCTCTGAGGTGGATTTAGACGTGTTACTGACAGGAATGTTTTTTGTCAACGGAGGAAGTGGGTTTGGCAATGTAGTTAGGTTAGTTGGAGATGTATCTTTATCAGAAGAGAGAAATAGAAGTCAAACTTATAAGCAATATGCAGGACGTACATATCCTATTAAGTATCAAGGTAATTATAAAACACAAAACATAGCTTTTAGTGCTGATTGTCCTATAACAAAATATGATGATTTAGTAGATATAATTGAATATGTTGGAAATACATTTTATCGTGATTGGCGTGGACGTTGGTTCTATTGTATGCTAGATGGTTCTAGTTTTAATAAAAAGGATAATTTAGCATATCAGTACGCTACAACAGTAATAAGAATAGAAGATGAAACATAGAGGGTGGTGATAACATGAGTACTATTTTTGACAATGGTGGACAGGAATATTTCAAATATGAATTATTAACATTACAAGATGGAAGTTATAAACATAGTAAATATATAAGTAATTATGTAACAGATGCTAGTATTTCTATTGATTTTTCAAGAAGTATTATCACAGGTGCAAAATTTTCAACAAAAGAAATTGATGATATAGACTATTTGAGTGATTTAATAAAACCTTGGTATTGTTTCGTTGTGGATGGTACTACTTACGAAATACCTTTAGGACATTATATGTTATTATCACCTAATAAATCTTTAGACGGTAATGTTATAACAAGAGAAATCGAAGGCTTTGATTTACTTAAAGCATTAGACCAAAATAAAACGATTGTAAGTCAAACGTTTGCAAGTGGTACTAATGTAGTTACAGCAATTGAAGGATTGCTTGATGGAGTAGGAACATGGGTAAAATATCAGATAGAATCAAGTACACAGGTTCTATCTGAAGACATATCTTATGAACTAGGTAAAAGCACTTTGTTCATTATAAATAGCTTACTAAAAATGATTAACTATTATCCTATATGGACTACAGGGAATGGTATATATAAAGCTATACCATGGACATCAGTTCCTAATATAGCACATGAATTCATTGATAATAGTGTATCATTGTATGAAGAGAATATTGAATTAAGTATAAACTATGCTGAGATATATAATAAGGTTGTTATAATATCAAATAAATTAGAAGAAGATGCAACGCCTTTATATAAAGTATGGAGTATGGAAGACGAGGGGCTTTCAGCCCATCAATTCAGTTATACTTCTATTGGAAGATATATTATAAAAATATTTGATAGTGAAGCTGTGAGTCAAAGTGATGTTGATTTACAAGCTAGACAGGAATTAAGAAAAATGCTTGAAATTGAAGAAGCTATTAATTATAAACATGCTTTTGTCACTTCAAGATTAAATGATGGAATACCATGGCAAGGTGATGCATATAGATTTAAGAATACAGAATTATCTATTGATAAGACATATAAAATAGTAAGTCAAGATTATAATTTACAAACTGGTATATCTGTTAATACCAGCATAAAGGGAGTGGTATTAACATGATAGGTAATGACATATTAGAACATATTGTAAATAAGAAAAAAGATGAAATAATTCTTACTGCAACAGTATCAAGTTTAAGTCCATTACAAGTAAAATTTTATGGTGAAGATGATGCTATTAATGTTACAACTACAAAAGA